GTTATAAAATACGAAACACCATACAACAAAAATGTTACGTGTGAATATGAAATAACTGAATTAAAAAAACTAAACGAAATAATAAAAAATATTTAATATGTTAAATTTTTTAGGAGAAAAATATTACATAGATATTGATGAGTTGGAGTCCCAAGTCAGTCTAAATAAATCAAAAATTATTATACTAAGCGGAGATTCTGAAAATGAACAGTTAAGTATCACAAGATACGAGACCTTTAAAAGTTTAATCGACGTTGTTCTTACAGAAAGAGAAGAGTTGGATGAAAATCTTGGTATCCACGCGGCGAGTAACTTAACAATACCATTTAAAATTTCGTTTAATACATTACTATTACATAAAATCATTAAAAAGTTATAATATGGATTCAGAAAAAATCAAAAAAATTGAGAAGTCAATCGAAAACTTAAAAAACAAAACAGCTAAAATTTATTTTTTGGTTCAGGATACAAAAGGTAATCCTAAAGCTTCAGTAAAGTACATTTACGATATGGCGCTAACGTTGAAAAACAAAGATTTTAATGTCGTTATTATTCATGAAACAAAAGAATATCAAGGAGTTAGTTCTTGGTTGAGTGAAGATTATTCATCTTTACCTCATCAAGAAATTGAAGGTCAAAATTTAGCCATTTCACCTGAAGATTTTGTGGTAATACCCGAACTTTATGGTCATGTAATGGAGCAGTTATCTAAGTTTCCTTGTGGTAAAATTGTATTGTGTCAGGCATATGATTATATTTTAGAAACATTGGCACCTGGTGTTAGTTGGACTCAGTATGGATTTTTCAAATGTATTACAACCTCAGAAGAACAAAAAAAGTACTTGTCCTCAATTATGAAAAATGTGAGTTATGATGTTGTTCAACCGTTAATTGACCCTATTTTTACAAAAAAAGAAAAACCATCCAAGCCAATTATTTCAATTCACACAAGAGATACAAGAGACACTTCTAAAATTATCAAAACTTTTTATTTAAAATACCCACAATTTAGATGGATTACATTTAGAGATATGAGAGGTATCGCTCAAGAAGATTTTTCTAAATTTTTAAAAGATTCTTTTGTAAGTGTATGGGTAGATAATGAAAGTGGATTTGGTACGTACCCATTAGAATCTATGGTTTCAGGAACACCTGTTATTGGAAAAGCCCCTAATATGATACCTGAATGGATGACAGAAGAAAATGGAATATGGACACAAAATTTTAACGAAATTGTTGATATTATTGCAAACTACATTCAAAATTGGTTAGAGGATAATATTTCTGAAAAATTATATGATAATATGTCAAACACAGTTTCAAAATATACCAATAAAGAAATGTACGAAAATGAAGTCGTAAGTCTTTTTGATGAATATTATAAAAAAAGAGGAGAATCATTATTACAACAATTAGAAAAAATAAACGAAACAGAAAAAGTTAATTAATCATGGAAGATAAAAATATTTTTGATTTGTCGGTAATTTTACCGGTAAACTCATCTAAACAGAAAGATTTTGACCTATATTACGAAAGAGCAATCAGGTCAATATATTTTCAAAACCATCAACCAAAAGAATTGATTGTGGTTCATACCGACGAAGAAGGATTAAAATCAAAGTTAGAAACTTTCGATTATAGTGGGCTTACAGTAAATTATGTTGAAAATAAAAAAGAACATGATTTTTGTTCTCAAGTTAATTTAGGTGTTGAAAATTCAAACTCTACTTGGATTAGTGTTTTAGAATTTGATGATGAATATTCAAGTATATGGTTTAAAAACGTTGAGCGATATGCAAATTCATATCCTGAAGTTGGAGCCTTTTTACCGTTAGTGGTTGATACTGACGAAAAAGGAATGTTTGTTGGTTTTACAAATGAAGCAACCTTTGCCGTAAGTTTAAATACCGAAATGGGGTATTTAACAAATGATTTATTAATGGGTTACCAAAACTTTCAAACAAGTGGAATGGTATTGAAAAGAGAACTTTATAATGAAGTTGGAGGGTTCAAACCATCTTTCAAATTAACATTTGTTTATGAGTTTCTTTTAAGACTTACCTATAACTCTGTTAATATTATGACAATTCCTAAAATTGGCTACAAACACATGAACATGAGAGAAGGGTCTATATTTTGGAGTTATAAAAATGGACAAAACAAAATATCAGATAAAGAAGTTTCATTTTGGATTGAATCCGCAAAAAAAGAACATTTTTTTAGTTCAGACAGAAAAATAAAATACGAACCTGAACAAGCGTAATGTTTTTATCATCTTCAACAGAAAATGAGAACATAGACGAAAAGAAAAAGACGAAACCAAAATCACAAAATTATTTTGACGTTCGTGAGGAAGAGGCGGTTGTACTTTATATAGAAGCTGACACCAAAAAAGAAAAAGAACAAATATATAACGAATTTCTAAAATATCCGTTAGATAAAATGATTGACTCAATCATTAGAAGATATAAGTTATATAGAAAAGACATGAACTATCAAGATATTCATGCGGACACCCATTCTTTTTTGATGACAAAAGTAGATAAGTTTAAACCGGCTAAAAACAAAAAGGCATATTCTTATTTCGGAACCATCTGTAAAAACTATTTGATGGGTCAAATTCTTAAAGACCAAAAAGAAACAAATAGAAAAATATCTTACGAAGATATTTCCGCAACTTTAGAAAACAGACCTGACATGATTTATTATTTAGAGTTTGAAAAAATTGAAGCAGAAGCTGTAATAGAACATTTTATGAATGACCTTAAAAAATATGTAGATACGAAAGACTTACCTGAAAATGAAACAAGATTAGGTAATGCCCTAATTGAACTTTTTGAAAACTACGGTAATATTTTTATAGGAAATGATAATAATAAGTTCAACAAGAATATTGTTCTATTAACTCTTCGAGAAATGACTAATATGAATACAAAGGAAATACGTGTTTATTTGAAAAAATATAAAACTTTGTATTTTCAAACTCTGAATAAAATACATAATAGATAACAAAATATTTATTAGTATGAATAGAACTAGAAAAAAAGAAATCGCACTGAATAAAGATTCCGTGTTAGGTTTAATGCAAGAAATTTATAATGAATTGGTTGAACAAAGAGCAACAGCCATGAGAATCCAAAACAAAATGTTGGGTCTTCTTAAAGATGCTGAAGATATGACTGTAATAGGTCCCGTAATAAAAGAACAACAAAAAATTATAAATGACACAATAGAAAAAAAATTATCGTTGTCTAAACTTCAATCAACTATTTGGGAAAAATCAAACTCTTCTAAGGAGGAAAATTTTTCATTATCTGATATGGATGAAGATGTTTTACATAGTCTGATTAATAAAGACATAAAAAAAGATAGTGGTCAAAATTACACTTTATAATGGGTATAGATTTAACAGACGATTATAATAAGGCCAAATCTAAGATAAGTTCTTATCAAACTGTTGTTGAAAACAAAAAAAATGACCTGCGACAAAAAAAAGAAAAAGCAAAAACTTCTTTAGATAAAAAAAAGAGTGATGCAATCAAACAGGCAAAAGAACTCGATAAAAAGGCTACAAACTTTAAAAACAGTGTAAAAAGTGAAATAAAAAATCAACTAGAACAACTTTTAGATTTATTTAAACAAACGTTACCACCTTCTGGTGGAAAATCTCTATCCACAATCAGTAGATTTTTTTTAGAAGCCGCTGATAGAACAAAAGAACAAATTAAAGGTTTGTTAGTTGAAGAAATTATTTCAACCATAGGATGTTCTGAAGAACAGTCATATGAAGATAAATTAAACCAACCTTTTTACATTAAAGTTAATCAAGTTGATTTATTTAAAAAATTAATTTTTTCACCTGACGATGAAGATTCAAAATATTATTATGAAAACCAACCTTTTAGTGTAGGAACTATACCAAGTAGTCTTAATAGGCAGTTGTATGAAAGACTACAAAATTTAGGTCAATCTTTGCAAACACAATTTGGTATTGGGTACCAAGGGGCGTCAGGTCAAGATTTATTCGATATAGAATATGTTCAATTTTATCCGGCAGTTAACCCAACAAACTTTGGAGACTTTTTCAAAGTGACTTTGAAACCTCAACTGAATAACGCAACAAATGTGGCGGACTTTTTAAACGACTATTATGGAAGTATTGACGTTATTGATTTTGACGTATTGTCTGCAGACATTATGAATGCCTTAACTGGTGTATTTGACTTTAGTTTAAAAATTTCTACAGACCAACTACGAGAAGAAAAAAAATTTGATTTAATTTTAAAAAGAATAATGGGGGTATGTTCTGACCCTAATAAAAAAATTGATGTGGGTGGTACTGCAAAACTCAGTGACCAAGATTTAATTGATGACGCATTCTTTGAAGTTTCTCCACAAGAACTTAGAACAATAGAAAATCAAATTAATAATATAAAGGAAGGTGTAGTTGAGTTTGAGGATTGTGGAAATGTGAAATTACCGGTAAACGTTTTAGGTACAAGGTCATCTTTGGATGAGGTTATTACCGAAAATACGTCAACAAAAAAAATAGATAGGGTAGAACAGGCGTTAGAAGAAATGGCAAAAGACCCTAATTGGAAAAACTTAGTACCGGGAATTGGTATTAATCTAAATTTAAAGGCAAGTATAGATACCGATTTAATAAATCAACTACCTAAGATTTCTTTTAAAAGTATTTTATCGCCAAAAGTGATGTTAGGTTTTATGATTATGATTAAAGCAATCAACTCTCAGTTTTCGGCACAAATTGACAATTTGTTTGACGACTTGGAAAAATTTATGAAAACTTTCAAAAAGTTTACAGTAGGGTTAATGAGAAAGGTTTTTGCAATTTATGTAAAAGAACTTTTTGATATTGTTAAAAAAAACGTCAAAAAACTTGTTGAGCAAATATTGGGTGACATCGCAAAAGAAGCAAAAAATAAAAAACTTCAAATGTATTCATCTATTGTTTATGCTCTTTTGGTACTTGGTCAAACTTTTGTCGATTATAGAAACTGTAAAAGTGTAATTGATGATATACTTAAATTATTGAATTTAGCACTCAATAGACAGGATTCGGGACTTCCTTTATTCGCATTAGCAGGTTCACAATTACTCGGGGGAGTTTCTGACACTAGAGCCTTCGCCAACGCAGTTGAAGGAATCCAATCTGCTGGGCTACCCACCGGTGACGCACCTGATGGTGGACCTAATATGATGAATATGGCATTTATGGCCATGATTAAAGGACAAAATAAAGAACAGGCTGAAAATGGAAAAACCGAAATATACATACCACCACTAACAGTTGTTGTTCCGCCATTTGGTGCTGGCCCCGGTATAACTAAACCAACCAAAGGTTTTGGAAAATCTTATTAAAATGAAAAAAGAAGAATTATTAGACGTAATTAATAACTATAAAAACAAATCTAATAAACAATTAGAACTTGCTTTAGATAAAATAAATAAGGACTTTGAGTTAACAAAAGAAACTATTTTAAAATTGACGATTCAATTAGATGAAATAGAAAAAACTTATAATAATATTTTTGAAGAGTACAAAAAAAGAACATCTAATGGATAGAATAGCCGACGGACAACAAATATTTTATGGTACTTGCATAGCTAGCGATGACCCTTTGATGTTAGGAAGAATCAGGGTTGAGCCTGTGTTTGAAAATATTGAAGCCTTTGAAAAGGCCAATCAAGGTTTTGACCCAAATTCAAATGACCCGAATAAAAATGGACCGTGGTCACCAAAAGACCCGTTCGTTTTTTTACCATTTTTACCTTATTTTGTAAATCAAGTACCAAAACCAGGTGAACAAGTAATGTTGTTCTACTTCAACAAAAACTTTAGAAAAACGAGAAATAAATATTACATGTTGTCGACATATTCGTCACCAACAACAATCAAGTTTGAAGATACTGCGTCTTCACAAACACAATTAGGTGCGGGGTTTGTAAATTCAACGGTAAATTTACCACCAATCAAAAATCAAGACGGAACATTCAAAAATGAAAATAGCTCAGGAGTTTTTGCCGAACCAGTTGATATTTCACTAAACGGTAGAGATAGTGCGGACATTATTATAAAAGAAGATGAATTATTGTTGAGAGCAGGTAAACATAAAAAGTTTTCTACGGGACAAATACCTGACTCTGATGATACAAGAGCTTTTTTACAACTTTCGAAATATTATACAGATACTACTTTTGGAAATGTAGAAAAACAAACAAGACTAATTGAAAACGACATTCCAATAAAATATTTAGTAGAGTATGACGTAGTCAATCCTGAAAATCAATTTTCTGCATTTACTGCAATCATATACGTATATGCACTTAGAACTGACGGTAGAAATTATTTAACATTAACTTCTAATTTTGGATATAGTACCGAACTTGATTTATCGGGAACAACAAACGGTGTTTCACTAATTAGAATGATTAATTTACCAATAGGGTTAAATTTACAAGATTTGTCTCTTCAAATAAATCAAAGATTAAAAGAGATTATTACTACCCCGTCGACTGCTTTATTACAACCCAACTTAAAACCTAATGAGCAGTTCCCTTTTTATTATAGACCATCAAAAAGATTACGTGACTTAACATCTAAATTTATTTCTACAAATGATTTAATTTCTGCAGGAAATATGGGACAACTTATGTCTTTGGTAAAAATTTCATCAACAGATACCACATCGGGTTATGGTTTGGTAATAGACGCTAAATTATCACCTCAAATACCATATCGATTACAATCTGAAACATTTGTACCTTCAACGGCAAATTTAAATGAAAATACAACAGCACTTTTAGGTGCAACCACGTTATATCTTTTATCAAATGCGACGACAATTCCAGGAAAAGAAAAAATAGATTTACAAAGAACAGTATACGGTATTCCAAAGGATAGAATTGTTGATAATATTGAACCTAACACATCTTCTATGGTTAGAGGGGAAGAACTATTAGAACTCCTCGAATTGATTGTTAGATTTTGTTTAACACACGTTCACCCATATCCGTTGTTACCGCCTTCTTCTGTAACGTTGGATGGATTATCTACAGATGATTTATTGGCAAAAATGCAAGAGTCGTATCAAAAAATTCTTAATAGCAATATTCGACTTAACTAAGTATTTATATTAAAAACAGTTATGTCAATTTATCGGTCTTACTTTGATAAGTCTAACACAATAGTATATAATTCTTACACCAATACGGGTAGAAACCCTATTGTTGAATTATTTTATGGGACTGCAAATAATTCATCAGCACCTATAGGGTTTAGTAGATATATTTTCGATATAAATCTTTCTGGTCTAACTGACTTAATTACTGATGGTGTTGTTTCTACAAATTGTGGAACACCTTTAAGTCACAAGTTAAGAATGACAAACACTTCTTTTTTCGATAAAGAATTATTAAACGATACGACATCTGTTGGAAGAAGAAGAGCAACATCATTCGATTTAGCACTTATTAGAATACCAAAGACATCAGGAACAACAGGGACAATACAAAATTGGGATAGTGGTGTTGGGTATGATTACTATGATTTTAATATAACAAATCTAAATGATAGGGCCTTTTCTCAAAGACCATCCAATTGGTTTGAGGCAACAACAATTAGAGATTGGTCGTATGCGGGAATATATAATAACAGTAATTCTCTAACGGGTAATACCGGTCTTAATTACTCAGCACTTACAATAGTTGACACACAACACTTCGAGTTTGGAAACGAAGATATAGAATTTGACATGACTCATGAAATAAATTTAATTTTGACAGGAGGAACTGCACCCGCGGGTTGGATTATTGCATTTTTACCGGCTGTTGAAAATATTTCAGGTATGACAGAAAACTACTCCGTTGGTTTTTTCTCTCCGCACACACAAACTTTTTATGAGCCATTTTTAGAAACAACTTATGATGATTTAATATCTGACGATAGAAACACATTTTACGCCGGAAATAATAATGATTTGTACCTATATGTTTATGAAAATGGAAATGCAATTAACTTAGATTCTAATCCATTAGTGGATATACTAGATTCAAATGGAGATGTTGTTCAAGGGTATACCAACTTATCAACATGTAAAGTAACCAAAGGAGTATATAAAGTTGATGTGAATGGTTTAACAGGTGCTACAACCCCATGTTTATACTACGATTTATGGAAAAGTCTTTATGTTAACTCAGTACAACTAACAAACGTTGAAAATGAGTTTGCGTTATTACCAAAAAATGGTAATTATAAATTGGGGTCTACGACATTGACTCCTAATTTGTATGGATTTAGTTTTGACGGTATAAAACAAAATGAAATGATATTGAATACCGATATCAGAAAAGTTAACGTCACCATTAAAAAGGCATACTCAAGAAATCAATTGTTAGATAATGTAGAGGCATATTATAGAATATACGTTAAAGAAGGAGGAAAAACAGAAGTACAAGTTCAAGAATGGACAAGAATAAATAAGACACCAAACGCTTATTATTTTATTTTTAATACAACAGACAAAATACCAAATGAATATTTTGTTGATATAAAAGTAGTTAGTGATAGAAATATCGAAACATATAAAAGGGAATTACAATTCCAAATAGTTAATAAAAAATAAATATGAAAAATCTTAGTAAAATAATTAATAGTGTTCTTAGAGAAGAAGATGAAAAAAGAAGTTCAAGATATATGTTCTTTTCGAACTTAGAACAAATGAGAAGACAATGTGACTTATTGTTGGATATGGACCATGACATGATTGAACAAATTTTAGAAAATGGTCATGATTGGGCTCAAGACCATATCTCTGAAGCAAAAAACAATATGGACCAAGTTTTTGATTTTTTAATGAATGAATCGAAAGAAGAGGGTAATTACATGTCTAATGTCGATAATAGAGATATGATGATGGCGGAAGGTAGAAAAAAAACAGGTACTAAATTATGTGCTCGTGGTAAGGCGGCGGCTAAATCTAAATTTGATGTTTATCCATCGGCGTATGCAAATGGATATGCAGTTCAAGTATGTAAAGGTACAAAACCAGGGTTAGATGGTAAAAAACACTGTTCAGGTGCTTATTGTTAAAGTGAGCTTAAAATATTTTTTATAATTTTTTCTAAGGACTCATTTTGGGTCCTTTTCTTTTTTGGTTTGTATGAAGTCATTACGGGTTTTTGACCTTTACCTGTTTGAGTATCTTTTTTCTCAGCTCTTCTTTTTTGTGCACAGGCCGCTTTTTTAGCAGAATCACTCATTTTTCCTGCAACACCAGCAGCTCTACATTTAGGATATGATTTACTACTTGCATCTGGTCTACCACAAGGTGGATGTTTTCCGTCAACTTTTCTACATATATTAACCCATGGTCCTTTTGGTTGTTTGGAACCTTTTGGTTTTTTTTTCGTACCAAACCAAACTGCTAAATCTTCGTTGAGTGGAATTTTATTTAATTCTGTCCACTCACTTAACTTAGTTACTGTTTTTTTTGGGTCGAAATTTTTTATTGGTTTAGTATTAAAAGTATTTTTAGGTATGGCGTTAAGTATACCCCCCTCATCGTCCGCACCAAAACTATCGGGATTTGACTTTAAATATTTTTTTATTTTGTTAGCTCTTTTTTCTAACTTGTCTCTTGTTTTTTTGTTATACGTCCAACTACCATCCATAATATCATAGTCTAAAAGTGGGTCATCATATGAATTTGCAGGTTCTGTAAATGGACCGTTAACATTTTTTTCAAACTCTTTTAATGCGGGAACCCATGGAGATACATAACTACCTCTACCTTTTGTAGTTGTGGCCTCAGACAATATTTTTTTTACGATTGTATCTATATTCATATTACAATAAATATCAATAAAATAAAAAAGGTCAGATTTCTCTGACCTTTTTTCTTATTAACTTTTAATTGATTATCTCAATTCTCTTAAATCAAATGTACGTACTCCGTCAACAGTGATACGTCCGTAGAAACGGTTGTTAACCATTTTCTTAGCGTATCTTGTCATAATACCTTTGATAGGTGTGAAGTTGAATGGATTGTACATTGTAGGTGTTAATTGTAGAGGTACATATGGCGCGTAAACGTAACCAGTGTCTAACAATGAAGAACCTTTATGACCCAACAAAATTGTGTTTGGTGGGAAGTAAGGGTCACGATATACTTGGTAACGACCAGATAAAGTACCCACTCTTTCAATACCCATGTTGTATTGGTCTTGCTCAGGTGCCGCGTTAGATACGTGGAAGTATTCTAAATCGTCAAAAATTGCTGAAACCTCAGAAGATACAACAATCCAGTTAGCTCCACCACGAAGTGTTGACTTGTGGATTTGTGCCGAAATTTGGTTAATTGCAGTAATCAAAGTTTGGTTCCAATCTTTTTGAGTGTACTGAGTTAATGGATTAGCAGAAGTTCCTCTTTTCCATCCGTTGTAATCCCAACGTAATGTCCAAGCCGCACCTTTACGTAAGTCACGTAAAATTTCACGGTCAATTTCCGCCGCCACTTGCTCAGATAATAAAGCTGTTAATTCAGCTTCAGCATCGATGTTATGGAATGCAGAAACGTCTTGTGCTAATTCAGGAGACCACTGTGCTCTTAGTTTTCTTTCTGCTACAGAAACAGTTACTGATTGTAGGTCAAAAGAAACCTCACCAATTTTATCTTCGAACTCAAGTTCTTGATAAATTCTGTAAGTACATTTGAAAGCTTGGTTGTATGCGGTTGCTACTGCCTGAGTAGTAAATCCACTGTATCCATCAATCGAATTAGCACCAATAGAACAAGGTACTTGAGTATCGATTTCTAAGTAAATAATACCATTAGCACTACAAATATCATCGAAAGAACCACCATTACCTGAACTATCGAAAGATGTGGTTGTTGTTGTACCGTATTGTACAATACCTTTACCATATTTTTGAGTAACAACTCTAAATAATAATGGGCCTGTACCCAAAGATGAACCCAAAGATGTTCCAGAGAACCCGTTAGCGGTTGCGTTTGTAACTAAACTAACTTCAAGACCTGATAAAAATGCCTCATTGTCCATTTCGTTACCATCAGGACCGATTAATTTACCAGCACCTGAATTATTAAATCCGGACATAGCGATAATAACTTTTCTAAATTCTGTACTAGCCGGATATCCTGATTGAATAAGGTTTCCTGAAGACCATACCTGTGTAGAAGCTGAAACCGTTCTAGCTGAAAATGCACCTTTAGAATAGTCAAACAATCCTGGAGGGTCTAATGCCGGTTCGTTTCCTTCGTAAAATCTATCATAAAGATTTTTATCAGAATCTGAATAACCAAAACCTATGTTCGTTGGTCCATTTGGAGCTCCAAAAGGAGCAACGTGAGAACCTCCCGCCGTTGGGTCTTGTGTAGCTGTTCCGTTTACGTTATACCCTTGAATTTTAGGAATAAAGTAGAACAATTTACCAATTGGTAAGTTCATTGCTTGTACAGACACGATGTCGTTAGCTAATAATTTAGAGAAAACACGTCTTACGATTGGAAAAACTACAGTTTCGAAAGAACCTGAGCTATCAGTCGCAGCCGCTTCGTTGATTAAGTGAGACGCTTGGTTTTCATATAACTGTGCCATGTTCTCTTTGATGTGTCCTTTAAGACCGTCTAGGAATCCTAATCTATCCCATTTGTTAATTGTATCTTCTTTGATAACTTTTAGGTGTTTCAAACCAATGTTACCAACAAGACCTGATTCTAATAATGCTCCCATTTTTTAATTTTTAAATGTAGGTTTATTTTTTTATTTTATTTTTAACATCAAATCCTTCATTCTCATGAATTGAGGATTCTCATAAGTTTTATTTTCAATCAAATTCGTTGCAGAACCAGTAGATGCTGTTTTTGTAATTTTTGATTCTACTGATTCTTTAACAACTTTGTTAGATTTTGAAGTACCTTCAAGTTCTGACTTGATTGATTTGTAAAGAGACTTAGATTCTTTTAAAGACTCAACATTGTCAAATCTTCTTAGAATATTTATTTTTTCTTGTTTTGTTGTTGAATGTTCTGTGAACAATCTAGTTGAATAAGCTAAATTAGAGTTGAATATTGCAACTTCGTTCAATTTGTTTCTAAAGAAGTCCAAAGCTTTTTTGTATTCTTCATTTTTTTCTCTTAACAAATTTAATTCTTTGTTGAAAGATTCTTTTCTTAATTGACTTGGTGCAGCAACACGGTCTCTCTCAGCTCTTCTTCTATAAGTTAAAGTACGAGATGCTTCTGTGGTTTCACCTGGCATTTCGAATGATTGAGAATCATTACCCTCATACATTTCGTCATCCATTTCCATCATTTCGTCATCCATTTCCATCATTTCATAATCCTTGTAATGACCACCAACATCTCCGATTTTGTGACCTCCTCGTCTTTTGTAATCGTGTTTGTTTCCGCCAAATTCAGAATCCATTTCCATGTAATCCATTTCTGTCATTTCAGAATCCATCATGTTGGTTTCATCCATCCAACCTTCAGTATATTCATCCATTTCATCCATTTCAGATTCGGTAACTCCATGTTTGATTTTTCCAAAAGAAAATTTAGGACCTTTTCCTCTTTTTTCTGATTTAAGACCTCCTTTATTACTGTCTTTGAAACCTTTATTGTTAACAGAAGATTTTGACATTCCGTCTCTTCTCTTACCAAAACCAATTCCAACAGGTTTCATTCTTTCTTCCATCATAGGGTCCATGTCTTCATTCTCTTCATCGTATTGGATTTCATACATAGTTTCATCATCCATTTCCATCATGTCATCGTATGATTCGTCTAAATCTTCATCATCCATTTCCATCATATCATCGTATGATTCGTCTAAATCTTCATCATCCATTTCCATCATATCATCGTATGACTCACCCATCTCGTCTTGTTCGTAGACTAATTCATAAACAACGCTTTCATTTGTTGTGTCCATATATGTTGCGTCTATTTCATCTGAACCTCCACCCATATTAATCATGTACTCAGTATCTGCGTTAGTATCGGTCAAATGAATATTTTCACCGTCCTTTACTACAATAATACCGTCTTCGTCTCCCATAGCTTTGAATACTTTCATAACATCTTTCATGGGTGCTTTAGACATGTCTAATGGTGGCATTTCTACGTTATCTGTAGGGACCTCAACACCCATTTCAGTTGAAACTTCCGTTTCATCTCCTTCTGGACTCATTTCAGTATCTACATCTATTTCTGTACCTTCTACTTCGTCATCGACTTGCGGTTGTGCTGCGTCAGCATCTTCTCCTTGTTCGCGTACATTTTTTTTCTTCGGAGTTTTTAACGACTCCCTTACTAACTCACTGATTTCTTCCTTCATGGTAGAAGCAAGTATTCCTTTTGCGTTTTCACTAATAGCTTCTTCAATAGTTTTTATTTGTAATAATGTTTTTTCAACTACTGAATCATTTGTGTTAAAATTCATTTTTTTAAAATGCGTATTTAGTTTATTTTATAAATAAATATGCAGATATTTCAAAAAAAATATTTTTTGGTCTTAATAAACAAAAAAAGGGAACATTTTTAGTGTTCCCTTGTAAATAAGTTATTTAATTTTTTACTCTATAACCTCATCAATTTTACTTTCAACGATTGCCGTAATTCGCCAATCCATAGAGTATGTTTCATAAGCTTTAGTTACTTTAGCCTCAACATCTGTTGGTGAAAAACCTTTAACTAATTTTTCTTCTTTAATTTTTTTAATTTTTCCTGTGTTGTCATCAACCATGTCGGTTGTAATTCTTGCGATAAAATATTTTTCGTCCATTTTTTAATTTTTTTTATTTATCCAAATAATCGGATAATCTTTTCATTAAGTCAACAGATTTTTGTAAACCATTTCCACCATCTGAATAAACATTTTCATGCTCAGAAAGTTTTTCTTCGTATCTTGGTCTATCTTCGGCATTCAAATATAGATACGCTCCTGGCGTTGACGGTGACGATACGAGGTCAAAACAAATTAATTCAAAATCTTCCTGTACCTCATTTTGGTCTCCTTTTTTTACTAAAGACCCGACCCCACGAGAAGATACTCCCATAGTGACTCCTTGTCTCATAAGATTTGCAGCGACATCTCCCTTAGATGTTACAATTCCTCTTTCGTGAAAACCGGGACTTGTTAATAATTTAATTTTTCCCATCAATACGTTTCCTTCCCACCATGTTTCTGTTATTAAATGTGAAACTCTATCTAAATCTACTAACGACGACTCAGGGTGATTTAATTCTGAAATGGACATTCCTCTTTTGATAATATCTTGATATTTTTCAGCTTCTCTTTTTAATATTTTTTCTGGATATATTCTACCATTTCTATTTGGAACCCCATACTTTTGTAGAGTTGCATAAAAGATAAATGGTTTAGAGTGGTCAAGTTGTCCGTATGATTCTCTAATTATATTTTGATTACGTGGTTCGTTTGGGTTTATAATTCCAGCGTCCCACTCAACAAGTATTCCTTTACCTGTATCTTTTGGTCCTAATATTTTCATAAATTTTTTTATTTTATAAATATTAGGATAAATTGGTTTCTTTCGCTTTACTTTTACTCAAAGTAAAATACTTGTTGTTTTTTAAATCATCTTTGTAGATTGAATTTAAAATGTTTTTAATTTTGTTTTTCAACATTAATGATTTAAAATCTATAAATTGATTGTGAATAAATAATGTAAGTTCTAAATTAAAGAAACTTTTTTTATTTTTTTGTATTCCGCTTGTCCTTAAGTCTAAATCAACAATTTGTTTTCTTTCAAATATTGTAATATCAATAACTTCGAGTAACGTATGTTGTATTTGTCTTTTTATTTCCCCAATTAACCTATTCCAATTTTTATCTTCATCTGTTGGTTCTATCCATGTTTGTAAAACTATGTATACTGATTTTAAATTTTTAGCATCTACTGTGCCATAATAACATTTCGCATCTTCGAAAATGTTTAGTTTTGATGTTTTCCCTTTTTTCATTCATAATGCCTTTCAAGTTTATTGGGTTTACTGAAAATATAAATTAAAAAATAATATTTGTCAAAATTACAAAAAACACATATATTTATAAAAAAACACTCTTAATGATAATTGTACCTGTAAAAAATTCATCTTCTTTAGAGCAAGCTCTAAAACAATATAAATTAAAAATTTATAAGACAAAACAATTAGAAAAACTCAGAGAAAGACAAGAGTTTGTTAAAAAATCAATTAAGAGACGAAAACAAAAAAATAAAGCGATTTATTTACAGAATAAATTTAATCATTCTTGATTTTCATTCTTTTTTTTGTTTGTAAAAAAATCAATAGAAGTTAAACCTAATGTTCCAAAAGCTAGTAACCCGATTGTTTCTACTAAGATATTAGGTGGATTATATTTTCCACAAGTTAGTGTACTAATAAATAAACATAAGATTAAAGAAAGACTACACAACAAACCAATAAATCTTTTAGATGAAATTCCACCATTAGCTCCTTCCATCATATTTTTAAAAAATTTAATCATAAACCTTGATATAGTTTTGTGAGTTTGTAAAGATTGTACTTATCTATTGGTGAACTTTTAATTTTTTCGATAGTTTCTTCTATTTTACTTTTTACTGAACTATCATTTGATTCATTTAAAGTAGACTTAAGTTTTGGGATAATTGACTCTTGTATCTTACTTATATTTTCTTTTAATTCTTCTTTGCTCATGGAAGATAAAGACTCAATTTCTTTCATGTCACTTTCAGAAATATTTTTTAACTCATCATTCAAATTTTGATTAGCGACTTTTAACATCGAAGAAATTGGTAGATTAAAAGATTCATTAACTTTAATTTTATTTTCAGATGAAATAATATTCAGAATGTTCTTTTTTGATTCGAGCAATGTTTCTAAATTCCTTATAGATTTTATATACACCACATTATCAATATCTTGGTAATTATTTTTAGTATCGGTTGAAATTTTATTTACCCACTCGTTCAATTTTATAATACCGTCTAAATTATTTTCTAACAAAATTTGCGAATACTCAATTGTTTCATTAATGTAATCAGTTGCAATAGTTTTATCCAAACCTTTTTTTTGTGATAAATCATCGTAAATATAATACAACTCGGCTAAATCTTTATTTTCTAATAAGTTAGACTTTAAACCTTTCATAAAGGCGTCAAAAGTTTTTTTTCCGTAATGTTTAACAGAAGCGTTTTCTATTTTTGACTTTATTGTTCCAAATGTGTTCATGTTTTTTATTTAATAAATATTATCTATCTATCAATTCTTTTAACTTGTCGTTAATTTCAACTAAATTGTTTCTTCCTTTACCTAAATTCATATATAAAGAATCACCAAAAAGGTTTTCTTCCAAAAGTAAATTCATGTCATTTTTATTAAAATTTTCAGGTGTTACAGCACCTCCCGGTTCTTCCGCTGGCGGTTCAGGTGGAGCTCCTCCTCCCATATCCATACCTAAGTCAGCACCTCCCGCTTCAGCACCTGCACCGGCTTCAGCTCCCGCCTCGGCACCTGCCGCAGGGGCCGCAGTTTTCTTACCATAAAGATTATCGACTCCGTCAAAAATACCTGTTTTAGTAATTACTTCTGCAGTTTTTCCTAACTCAGCGGCAACTGCTCTTTCGACTCTTTGTTGTTGTATATCTAATTTTATTTCCTCATCAGAAAACCCTAAAATGTGTTTTTTAGCCCATGATGCAGACACAGGTGCTACCGAGTTTGCAATTTCAGCAACAG